TTAAATTTCTTCTTGTTCTTTAAAATCAATGAGTGGAGCTACATAATTTGAATCCACTTTTTCAAACGTCACTTTTTGCATCGACGAATGTTTTCTTTCCCAAGATAACGTAAATAGATTTGACTCTGGACTTATAAAGTCTACTTCACCTTCTAGTATTACTTTCTTATGCAAATATTCCTCTAATAAATATAGACTTGCTAAAGCATACAACACATTTTCCAAATTTGCTTCCTTATAATTTGAAGAACGACCATGTTTTACTCTGTTATATATTTTCCACCAATCTGGTGTATCTTCAGGCCACCCATCTCCAAAAGGTTTTAGTGAAGTCAATGTTAAAGAATTCATAACCCTAACACCATTATCCAAACACATTAATTCGCTAGATTTAATAACAGCTTTAAAATCAGTTATGCTTTTATTGCTACTGCTATCAAATCCGCAAAGTTCTTTGAAAATAATCTCACACTCCGAACCAATCGCTAGTAGTAGTTTTTGATATTCAATAGAGAATGTTTTGAAATTATTCTCATCGAGCATCACAAAATCTGTGGTATTAATAAACTCATTTTCTAAATGTAGATAATACTTCCAATAAAAATTTGTAAACTCTGCTTTGTCCATTAAATCACCTCTTTTGAATTATAACAAAAAAAACACGTCCACAACAGACGTGTTCTTTGATTTCTACACAATCAGCTTGCCAAAACCATCCAATCAGTCCTAGCATGCCTGTATTAAAATTGAACGTTCATCATCTATCATCTTTCTTAGTCCAGCATGTTTGCAACCACACCTACAATTTTCAGTCCAACAATAGATTTCGACTAGCTAAGTCTTGCAAAATTCAGGCAGCTAACCCTTCATTTACTACCTTAATTATACTAAATACCCACAACGTTTACAAGTGTAATCATTCTAAGAAATCTGTTTAGCTATGATCGTTGTATAATCTTTAAACGCCGTTCCTTCATTGATTGAAATAATTTTATAACTCTTGTTTTTCCAAGCTACTTTCATATCGTTTGTTAGTTCATAATCTTGATCGTATCGAATAATAAACGTCAACGTTCCTTCAAGAATGGTACCTACACTAGCAAGCACGTCTTTTAGCATTTGTGAACGCACATTAGCCCAACATTCAAATACAGTTTCTTCACTATCCACCATCTGCCCATCTTCATCTTTTACCCGTTTTGTCTTTTTAAACTTGACTCTCTCAGTCAATTCATTTACATTCTTAATGATTGGCATAATAAGCACCTCTCATTTGTTGTACTAATGCTTGTACCGTTACTGGTATCCGTTCGCTGCTGGCTTCTTGACGGTTCAAATACCAATGTTGAGTAAGTAATGACACCGCCAAATCAAATTGCTGATAATTATCCATATCTTTATCCGTTGCGCTACTATCAATAGCACTTTTTATATATTCGCCTGCTGTATCAATCAATTGTTGAATAAAGTCATCATCAATAGTGTGATCGATCCGCATACTTTTTTTTATGCTATCCAAAATTACCATTTTATCTCTCCTAATGAAAAAAAGGCAGTGGGATAAACCGCCGCCCAATATTTTTCTATACTTTTGGTGTTACAACTGGCGTAAACTCAATATACACTGAAGCATTTTGATCAATTTTCTTATAATCGTTGCGAACGATCACTGCAAGTCCTTGTGAGTAGTAATCGAATTTTTCCCATTGAGTCGTTACTTGATTTCTACGAGCAACAAAGATAGATTGTGCAATATCCCCCATAATCATAGGGAATGTTCCAGCTTTAGGATTGGCAAACAATGTATCTGCAATCAATACTACTGGCATACCGAATAATGATTTACCACTAGGTGCTGTCACATCGGGTTGTAAAATGTAACGTCCATCTGAATCTTTCAATGTATCTAGGTGGTAATATCCGCTTTGGTTTAGAATTACCATTTTATTTAATGCTGGGTCTAATGCCACATTGTATAGTTGTTTCAAATCGTCCAACGTAGCAGCCGTTTTCTTAGTGAATGTTTTTAATAAATCCATGATATGCTTATTGTCAGTGTTTTCTACCAATTTCGCTAACTGATCTTTGACCTCTTGTACAATATTCACTGCTGAATCTTCCACAACCTCATTTGATAAGGCAATCTTACCAGCACGAGTTTCTACTTTATAATCAACTGAAGTAAACATTTCAGCGTCAATATCACCAATTTCAGCAAGTTCAGCTTTTGTTGCTAACACTGCTTGTTGGTTAGTTGCTACTGGATATTTACCTTGTCCATTTGATACTGTTTTTACTGTTGCATATTGAGCTAAGTTATAATTTGAACGTTTCAAATCAAAGACTTCACCGATTACTTCTTCGGGAACAACTGCCGCTGCATTTACAGTAGTGACTCCATCACGCACTTCGCCTTGTGAACGGATATATTCTTCATACCCACGCAATTCTGTTTTTTCGTTATCGATTAAAGTTTTTTCCATGTTATTACTCTCCTTTTGTGCTTTAGAAGTGGATTCTAAGCTATTGTTTGTTTGTTTTGCTTGGTTGTTACTCATAAACGATTCGTAAGAACGCTTATTTACTTGGACATTTGATGAATCATAAGCGGGAACGGTCACGACACTAATTTCATTAAGTGCTTTGATTTTATCTATTGATCGTTCAATTGTGCCATCTTCTTTTTTGTCGAATGAATCTAATCCAAGCACGAACCCAAAGGACATAGAATCAACAACCCCTTTTGAGATATTCTCATACACATCATTTGAATAGGTCGTGTCGGTTAGCTCTGCTTCAAAATGTAATCCTGTATCATCGACATTCAATTTCAACGTACCTGCTTTGACACTAGCTAGTGGCTTTGAATAATCGTGTCCATATAATAAGAACACATTTGATAAATCCACCTCTTTTAATGCTTCGGGTGTAATCACTTCTACAAAGCCGCCTAAATCTTTTGACGGTTGCCCGAATTTCAACGCATAGCCTGAAATAGTTTTGCCGTCTGTTGGTTGTTTTTCATTTTCTTTCTCTACTTTGGGAGAATCGGCTGTTAGCTCAGCTTCTTCTGTCAGCCGTTTTTCCTTTTCTTCTTCATTATTCAACTGGTGTAACTCCTTCCTGTTCTTTTAATTGATATTTCTCCAACGTATCTAAATACGTAAAGTTCAAACTTGCTAGTAAACGATCGCCACCATCCATGGGGGGTAGCCCCATTTTCGACCGCCCCTCATTAATCGTGAGAAGTGACCCTTTGACCTGATCCAATACATTTTTTACTTTTGTTTCAGGATCAGTCTCTAGTAACTGATCGGAATTAAAGCGGATATTGGTTTCAAGTTTCGTATCTAATTCACTCACAAACACATTAAAGTAATGAATCAGCGTACTTTGGATATACTGGAGATTACTTTGAACGGTGCTAGAATGTTCATTTTCAACGCCTAAACGCTCAATCGGTACACCAAACGCCTTGGCAATTTGTTTTGTGTTCCAATCATTGGAATTGATAAGCTTCAAAACATCGGTGTTTATTTCTAATGTTTTGTAGTCCATTGTTTCATCAAGAATGATCGTTCTAAGAGCATTATCTCCACTACTTGAACCGTTGGCTTCTTCAAACTTTTCACGAATTGCGTTCTTTGCTGATCCGTCTAAATCTGACTTATGAACCTTCAAAATACCTGACCCACTGACACCACGAGTAAAGAAATTGTGCAATGTGCGGTTGCCAGCTTGTTGAATTTTCAGTTCATCACGTAACGCATAAAGTGGTGGTAATCCTGTTAAACCATCTTGGGTGAAATATTTGAAGTGCAAAATATCGCTAGACTTCACACGTCTTTTTTTATCACCAATCTGATAAGACAACGTACCATTATCTAATTGAGTAACCGTTACACTTGAGTTAGGTAATAAGTGAATTTCTTCTACCTTTTCACCGTTGCGTTTAATCTCTGCAAAGCTATTACCGTTTAGCAACATATTGACCGCCAAAGCAAACTTTAAATGCCAACCATCCATTTCTGAATTAGGTTTCTCGTTTAGTAACTTCACCAGTTCATTATCAGCTTGTGGCATATTGTTTTTGACCAATTGAATCGGACTTGAAGCAATATCACTAGCAATAATTCGAACGGCTGCAAACACATCACTATTTCTTAATGCACGAACGCTTGTAAAGCTGGTGGTGTAATCATCCGATTGGATTGATACCACATGTTGTAGGAAAGGATCTCCCGTTGTATTTTGTCTCGCTTTAAAAAATGCCATCTTTTAACCTCCCTTCTGTTCTGTATTTAGCATGACCGCTACCCCAATAAGCACTATGCCCAGCGCTAACAAGCCATAGTAGACATTTGTTAGTAAGGTGATAGCAACCAACACACACACCAATCCAAGAAGTAAAAGAACGGTATGAATGTAATTAGAAAGAAAATTCTTCACTTGTATAAAATTCATTGTCTGCTTTCGCTCCTTCCGTTGTGGTGAAGTAATCCATTGCAAACACATAGGCATTGATTAATGCAGCTATTGGATCAATTTTGTTACTGTTCTTTGATTTATTAATCTGAATGCCGTTGTTATCCGTTTTTAAAATAGCGTTGTTCACTGCATGGGTGAGAATCGTATTTTTATTGTGAATAACGTTGCCTTCATAAACTTGTTCTCTAAAAGTTCGGGTCGGAACGTTTAGAGTAATCGTTCCTTGTCTTACTTCTAACATTGGGTAGTTGGCTTTTTCAGCTTTACTGATAAGCGAATTAGCGTTATACGGGTCATAACAAATCCCCATACATTCCAAATCATTTTCTTGAATCAAATCTTGAATAAACTGAAATACTTGGTCATAGTCCACGATTCCACTTTCTAATTGAGTAATGGAACACTCACCAGCTTTTTCTAGTTCTCGATAAGGCAAACCGTCGCGCTTTTCTTTGTCTTGAAGCCCATATTTGGTGGCTACAAAGCTATGTGAATCACAATAAAGTTCGCCGTTATCTAGCGGTACGATCCATGAAACGCTAGTTAAATCATCTGTTTTAGATAAATCCACTCCGATATAAACGGGCTTGCCTGTAATATCTTGTGGTTCTACTTCGGTTGCCTGCCAGTCTTCAGCAATCATATAGCTGTCCTCACTCGCTTGTCTCCATAAATTGAAGTTTTTCACCAATACAGAATTAAGGTTATTTTGTTTCAAAGCAAGGTTCACATCATCTTGAATGGTTGGAATCATTACTTTTTTGATTTCTTCACTTTCAAAAATCGGATTGGCTTTGATCCATTTCTCTTGATCGTGAATTTCTTCGGGATCGTCCAATTCCCATATCGCTATAAAGTACCTGTCGGCTTGTTCTTCGCCTTTTAGCACACGATCTAACAATAAGTATTCCTCGTACATAGGAACGTTTAAATCAAGCCCAGCGGTACTAATAACACACAATAAGCCGTTCTTTTGTTGGGTCATTCCTGACTTAATGACGTTGTACGTTTTACGAGTTTTTGCTTCGTGCCACTCGTCAAGAATTGCGGTTGTTGGTGCAAACCCATCTAGCGTGCTGGTTTCACTAGCCAGTGCCATAGCGAACGAATTAGAGGGCAAGTGCTGAATCTTAGAGTTCATAATTTTCAGTTGTGGTCTTAAAAACTTACTAGACTTGACCACGTTTCTAAGTGAATTAGACAGCATATCATAGCCCAATTTAGCTTGTTTCAAAGCGTTACTTACAAACAATACTTGCCTTGCTTCTGCTGGTTCTTGTTCCATAATCAACGCATTGGCAGCCATGCCACTTGCGATATACGTTTTCCCATTCTTACGGCTCATACTGGTAAACGCTCGATTGAATCGCCTGTAATTCCCTTCTTTAGTACGCCAGCCATAAAGACTGCCTAGAATGAATTTTTGAAATCCTAACATCTTGATTGCTTTACCGTCCGTAGATGGTAGCAACTCAATGAATTTAATCGCTTTGGTGGCTTGTTCTTCATCGAACACATAAGGGAAGCTATCTGACTTAGAACGCTCCAAATCGCTTATATGACGCTCACACGCTTGGATAATTTTCTTGGGTGCAATCAGCTTACCTGATAGGACTTTCTCAATGTAATCATTCATGAATTCATCAACTCTTTGAACGGGTCTTCGGGTTCATCATTTTTAACCTTGTTCAAAGCTAGTTTTGATCGTGATTCTAAGGTCATACCTAGTGAGGTGGCTTGTTTTTTCAAATCACTCATAGCTTGTGATTGAACCCGAACCGCTGGATTGGCTTTCTTTACTCCGTTTTCGCATGTGATAAACGTACCTGATTTTCTTATCTCGGCTTCGGCTGTTTTCATTCGAGCAAAGGCTAAACAATAGGCTACCAATGAACCATAATCTGCTTCACTCAATGGATAATCTTTTTTTAATGTTGGTACGATACGATTCCATTCACTTCTAGCGCTCGCTGCCATCCAGTCAGGGGGCGTGATATTTATTAATGGTTGCTGCTTGAACAATTCTTCTCTAGCGTCCACACGGATTGCTTTTTCTTCACTTGATATATTGCCTTTTGTATCGTGTAATATTTTAGGGTGTCCCATGTTGTCCTCCTTTCAGACAAAAGAAAAAGGAACGTAAGCAATTAAGCTCACATTCCTTCGTTTTTCGATCAGAATTTTTCTTTATCTAATTTATCTATATAAATGATTTTTCCGTTCTGCATTTGAATGGTCACTTGACCAAAATGAGGTAACTCAATGGTGCGCTGTTTCCCTGTTTTATCAGTAATAACAATTGTATTTTT